ACCGACTGAAGCCGCTGTGTAGTTTTTAAACGTATTAGCCATATGTGCTTACCTCTTACCTAGATGTCGTCAAGCAAAGCGCAAACAACACACTCAACAGTAGATGCTGATGAAATAGCGTGAACATCTGCAACCGTTGCATTTGGTAAACGTGCCGCAAAAGCCTCGTTTGGACCTATTGTCACAGCGTCACCAAGAGTTGCTGTTGCTGTTCCTGCGTCAAAGCAAACATGAATAGAGCCACCGTTTCCATCTACATTTTTTATATATAGAAACTTAACTTTATCTGTGCCTGCTACAGCCGTAGGCGCTGTAGAACTGTCTACTGCGGTATAATCCACAAAAGACCCTGCAATAAGGTCTGAACTTGTGTTGTTTACCGAAGATAGCTTGTAGTACCACTTGTCGTTTGCATCTTCAGGTGTGACAGTCATTGTCGCTGAGAATGTTTTTGCAATCTCATCTGGAAGGACTGTAACTTCCATTGTAGCTTTCGCTGCGTCAGCCATGATTTTCTCCTTTTCTAATTAACCCAAGGCTATACTGAATGCCAATGCCTCGCCTGCCCTATCGACATCGAGGTTTGACCTAGTTGTTTCTGCATCTGTCACACTTAACGCTCCAGTTACAGTCACATTGCCAACAGAATTAATACCGCCATTAGACGTTATCGCACCTGTTGAACTGATAGCCCCACCAGAGATGGAACCATTAGCTGTTACGCTATCAGAAGTCACGCTTCCAGTAGCAATAACATTACTTCCAGACGTAATATCGCCTGTTGTTGTTACTGTGGTAGCCGATATAGCCGAACCACTGATATTTCCTGTTGAGGTAACAGATGTTGCAGTAATACCGTTGGCAGACATATCTCCGCTTGCCGTTACATTACCTGTTACCGATACATCGCCAGTTGACGTAAGCCCTGCACTTGTCACCACCCCACTAGCCGTAATTAATCCTGTTACAACCGAACCAGATGTAAGCGCATTTGTAGCTGTTAAACTGTCAGCACTCAGCGCACCAGAAACAGTAAGACTTGCTGTAGTAAAGCCGCCAGTAACAGTTAATGCACCGTTTACCGTTACGCCATCTGTCGTTGTTTCTAATTTCTTGCTGTTGTTAAAAAATAACTCAACAGCACCATTCTCGTCCATTGTAATAAATGTTGGGCTTGTCGCGTCTACTGCACCAAGAGTAATATTATCACCACGAATATATAACTCACCAGTGTTGTTTTTAATGTAACCATCGTTGCCAGTTGTGTTGTGATAAATTTGTAAGTCTGTGCTATTACCAAAGTTAACAATAGCATCATCGTTCACTGTGCCGCCAGTAGCGCCAATTTTTCCTGTTAAATCAGTGTTTAAATTCTCAAAGTTAGCGTCAACTTCATCATGCGTAAGCGGAGCGCCTTTGACTGCACGTTTAACAATAGTCGCCATTAGTAGCTCCTAATCTTTATTCTGCGCCCACCAGAGCCAGTTTTAGCTTTGTCACTATCTGTGTTTATAGCATCAACTGCACTTTGATACAATGCTGCCCATGAGTTCATTCTTGCATCTTCTTGCAAATACGGTGCGGCATGAATAAGTGAGCCATATAAATAAGCATCAGGAAAATTTGTTAAAATAACATTTGTTGCTTGACTTGCGCTTAAAGATGGTGGCGAAGCATAATAGTAAAATTCTATATTATATGTTGCGTCTGGGGTTGGGAAAAGCTCAATTTCGCCCTGAGTTATAGAATACGATGTTGGTTTGCCGCCTGTATCATCATTATTTTCACGCAAACTTTGCATTTCATGGTAACTGACTAATTCTATGGGCCTATTATCTACCTCTAAATGCAAACGTATTGCTTCTACATAATCTGTAGGCAATACACTAAATCTTCCACTTGCTGAAGCTGTTGCCCTGTTTTCCATACGCCAATGACGTATATCTCTATTTAATCTTTTTTCAGCTAAACTTATAAAGTCAGGTATTGCGTTAGTTAAATCACTACGATTAAGAAAATCAGCAATGCTTGCTTTTAACTCGTCATAAGTTGTCAGAGGCATCTGAATAATCCTTTACTTTTACACGATAAAACTTTTGCATTGTGTCACTTTTATATTCTTTAATGACCTCAACATCATATTTATCGTAGCCTGACATAAAACCTAAACCAATATCGTCTACATCCATTTCATATTCTGTCATTCGCCTGCTACCTTTTTTAGATATTCGATCAAATCACCCACAGACCCATCTTGTCTGCTGACATCCATTGGTATTACTTTTTGAAACTGAGTATACACGTTTGGACGATATATTCTATTACTTAATCCTAAATATTTAAACTCTTTTGCATACCTCATGGCTCTATTAGTAGCTAATTGGTTAATTTCCGCAGGATTTAATTCCGTTTTATATTTTGCAGCTAAGTCTTTTACTTCCTCTAACGCTATTGGAAAAAATCTATCAATGTCGTCATTTATATCATAAAAACCTTCGGCTGGTTGTTTTGTGTGATGTATATAATCACCTAATCCTATTTCTGGATTATAGTTTTTATTACCATAATAACTTTGCGCTGGATATTCTTCTAATACAACTTCTGGTTCTTCACCCATTTTTGTTAATCGTGTTCCGTAACTTAAATCTTTTTCTTTACCTATAATGTTTTTGTTAGTTAAATGTTTAAGCGGATCAATTACTTCTAAAGGTTTATCGGAATAATGAAACAAATCAAGCAAACCTTGAATAAGATTTCCTACTGCCCCTGCACCTCTAGCTTTTCTAGCCATTAGTTATTCCAATTTTTAATAATTTCTTCTAACTCTTTTAGCTCTAGGCCATCTGGCATACCGTCTGGATCTACTGCCCAATCTGGCATTATTCCTACTTTTTGATCTGCGTAAATTGTATCTGCTCCTGAAGCTGCCCTGTTTTGATTTGCATATGGCCCAAAGTTTACTAAACTATTCTGCCCTCTTGTTTCTGCCGCCATTGCCCTTCTAGCTTCTGGTGTATACATCCTCATGTGCTGTAGAAAAGCTCGTTCTTCACCAGCGCTTCTAAATTGTGGGTTGCCAGATCCTAAATGCCCAAAAGCATCGTGAACAACCCTAAAAGCATCGTTGGCTACTGCATCTTCTTTATCTCCAACTCTGCCTACTTTTGTAAGCATCGGGTTTTTAGAAGCATCAAATGCAGCGTCACTGCCGTATCCAAAATCTGTCGGAAATACTGTTAGGTTTTTATTTTCCACAACATCTTTATATCCTAGTGCTGGGGAAGCAGCATATGGATCAGGCATATTTGGCTTTAGAAAAGTAAAGTTTATTCCTGTTTCTTTTAAGGCATCATATTGCGCCATTGTTTCTTCTATTAGAGCATCATATGCTTTTTTAACTTCAGGATCATCAGGATTGTTTTTCATCCTCTCATATGCAGCAGCAATTAATCTTGCTCGTTTTTCGTCTTGATCTGGGTAACGTAGATAATCAGGAACATCTATGCCTGCTTCTTTAAGGTAGTTTTCTTCAGCCCTTTTGATTTCAGCTATTTCCCTAGAAGAATATCGCTCGTCATCAATTCTAACTGCTGCTGGCTTGCCAGCCTTACCAACCATATTTACATCAGGATTAGTTTCTAATTTTTCGCCCAAAAGATACGGCCTAGATTTTTTAACTCCTGAAGCATAATCTGCAATGTGGCCCAACAATCCTGCCATTTGTGCAGTAATTGCTTCAAAAGGCACTTCGTTAGTTATTGCCATTAAATCTCTACCAAGCCTGTCAGAGCTATTTTCGCCCATTCCCAGACCTTCTAGCGTTGATTGTGTTGCGCCAACTCCTGTGCCAGTTACGCCTCTATAGGCTGGCTCTAATCCTTGTAATGACCTTAAAAGACCGCCAAGAGGACTAAGATAAAGATAATCCTGTCTTAAAGCATCGGCATTTAATGTACTTCTATCAACTTTAGGCGGCTTCATAATATCTGTTAATTCTTGAAAAGCATCTGACGCTTCGCTATAACCAAAGTTAGCAAGCGGATCTCTCCTATTTCGACCTATAAGAAAATCAAGAAAGTTAGACATTATAAACCAGCCCCAGATAAATATTCTTCTATCTCTTCTTTTGTTACATCAGGTTTCTGTAGTAATTGGGCCATACCTACACTAGCTGGAACGACTGAAGCAGATAAGTTTCTAAGATGTCTAAATTCAGGATCAAATCTAGCAAATGGTGATCTTACATTAGCACCACCTGTTACAATAATATTTTCTGACGGTTTTCTGCGTTCTATCTGTCGAGCTTTATCTTTTGGTTGATTGCCGCCTATATCAACAACGTTATCTATTTTGACAACACTTTTATTTGCAGAAGGCATCATATCTAAAATGTCATCAGTAGTTGTTGGAAACCCCACATTTGTCATTGGTTTTTCTGCTGGAGAACCCAAATCAAAAGTTGTTTCAAAAAAATCAAGGTCATCTTGAGCTTTTTTACTCATATGTGCTACTTCACTTGGATCTACATTCAGTGTTGCACTATAACTTGAAAATGGGTCAATTGTTTGCAGAAGCCCACCTTTTCCATCTTGTGACATAACTTCATCTAAACTTCTGCCAGATGTTTTGTCTAAAGCAAAAGGATTTATGCGATTATAAGTCCTACCATAATTGTCTATATGTACAACGTCATCTGGCATTCTAACCAAAAAAGGAACTAATTGTCCTTCCATACCATATAAATATGTTTCAGAAACAGCAGGGTTTTTAGAACCAAAAAATCCACCATCAGTTATAGTTTGTAAATATTCATCTGAGCCATGAATATACTGCTCTTCAAATTTATCATTAGCTGCTCTCTGTAATCTTGCTTCTGTTGACATATCTAATGGCGTAAAATCATACATAAACTGATCATCAGCTTGTTTCATATCCCAATCATCTACTAGTGCTGCGTCACCTTTTGCTCTTTTAAGAAGAATATTTTTCGCCATATCTTCAGCTTCGTTTTGAACACGAATTTTTTTTATAAAATCAAAGTCAGCTAGATACTTGAGAAGATCACCAGCATAATCACCAAGAGTTGTTGCGCCACTACGTCTACCCATTAGCCCCCCAAAAGTGTTATTTTTCTGGGTACAAAGTTTCCATTCTCATCATAAACATATTCTTCTCTATCTGGGATAGTTGCGCCACTTAGCTCATCAATAAAATTCATCATTCCACTGTAAGAGCCTGCGCCTTGAAATTTACCACCGCTGGCTTGTGGACCACCCCGATCCATCATATCTGTAATATCTCTAAATCCTATTTGCTCTCTAGGTGTTTCGCTTTGACCATAAGGAGCTATCTTGGCAACATTTAATAAAGTAGAGATTGGACCAGCGCCTTCAAAAAACGTGTTATTTGTATCCATTCCACCACCATCAAAAGCATCTACATAAAACGGAACATATCCACCTTGGTTGTTATAATAACCATAACTGCCATCATTGTTAAATTGCTGTTGAGCCATCGCCAATGCTTCAGCACCTTCATTTGTGTTTGGGTTTATATCAGGTCTACCACCTTTTCCACCACCGCCCGATGTAGCCATCGCTTTGGCTCCACCAGAATTTTCTCTATCACTTAACTTTTGGTAATGATCAGCCAACAATGGCATATCTGCCAGTTGCATAGCTTTCATACGTTCTTCGTTTTGTGACATTATTTCTTTTTGCCGCCTTTTTTCTTTTTTGGGTACATTATAATCTCCTTTTTGATTTCTTTTTTGCTGTACTACTTAATTCACTAAAATGATATAGTCTTTTGCTTGTTTTTCCATGCGTCTTGCCAGAATGAACTTGACCATTAGGCATTTTGTGCATACCACCTGTATGTTTTGTGCCATCTCTAAAATAATGAGCAACACTTTTAGCCATTATTTTTTACTTTTCTTTTTGGTAGTTTTCTTAGCAGTTTTAGCCGATTGCTTAAAATCTTTATCTGTAGGTGCGCCTTTTGCACCTTTTGCTCTCATTCTCTCTGGCGTTTTTCCTGCTTTTTTCTGCGCTTTTATGCGTTTACGTTTTGCATTAATATTAGAATATAATCCACGTTTCGGCATAAATGTCTCCTGTATTAAAAGCACATTAACACATTATGCTATGCCACGCAAATTCCTTCTTATGGGTTCACCCCAATTTGTTTGTGTCTGTTTTCCTACAGCTAAATAACGCCAAGCATCTGCGCCATGAGATGTCCAATCATGCAATGGCCTGCCACGCCATGTTTTGTTTTTTTCATCAAATTCTCTACGATATTGTCTTAAAGCTTCTACACCTCTATTGCACTTTTCTTCATCAAACCAACAACGATTAAGCATTGATCTTGCTGCTTGAATGCCATCCTCTATTGCTAACTTAGGAGCTATTGTTACATCTTGTATGCCTAAATTATGTAACGTTTCTAATCTTGACTTACCTGTGCCAAGCTCTTTAACTTGAACATCGTGGGGTAAGATATGATCCATGTAGTGATAATTTTTGCTACTAAGTTCTTTTGCATAATGATCTAGCCCCACACCAGAGTTTTCATAATAATCTATAACTCTAATTTCCTGACCTACATATTGTGCAAACCAAATAGCTGTACTATCGCCTATTCCTAAATCCCATGCAGTTACTACACCAACACTAGGGTCATAAGGAACAGTTGTAATTCTATTATCCTGCGTAGCTGTTTTCATTTCCATTGCATAATATGCACCCACAATAGCCGCTTCAAACGAACACTCAAATTCTTGTTCGTACCTGTCCTCACCCATAGTTATCTTTGCTTCTTCTAACTCTTCTGGGTCTAATATATTTGTTTGCGATGCTTTAAACATACCTGACCACCAAGTAGGATCAGATATGGCGTGTTCATACAAATCCCAAAACTCGTTTTTACCTTTGGGCGTAGAAATAAAAGTACAGCTACCTTTTCTGTCTGTTAATGAAGGACGCAACACTGTAGGCCATGCTGAATGTGGAAAGTCTGCCATTTCATCACAAACTATTGCATCGAAATAAAGACCACGCATAGCGTTATAATTATCTGCACCATAGAGGCGAAATCTGCTTCCATTGTTAAAATCTACTCTTAATTCACTGTGGTTAATTTTTATATCTGGTATGTCTATGGTGTATTCTAATGCATAATCCCAAGCCACTGCTTTAGCCTGACTAAGATATGGCGCTATATAAGCTACTCTTACGTTATCTTTATCTACAGAAAAACAAGCCCTAATTAAATCGTTTATGGCTGCTACAGTTTTACCAAATCGCCTGTGAGCAACTAATACAGCAAATCTTTCTGTTCTATTGTGATAAGCTTCAGCGTGTTTACGAGGCTTATAATTTATTGTTATTTCTTCCATGTAAGCTTAACAACGTGTTCACCAGATGCGCCTGTACCGCTTATCTGCATGGGAAGAACTCTACCCATTAGTGACATAAATGATTGTGGATTTTCTATAGCTTGATGCTCAAGGTAATGAACCATACCTTCTTTTTTAGCATCTTCTACAAATCTAGGATCAGCTTTATCAGGATTATCATATCTTGCTAAGACAATGTTCTGCCCAGCCCTATCTGCTGCTTCTAATATAGCATCTTTCAGTAGTCTTGGAACTTTATTACCTGTTCCTTTTTTTCTACCAGATCCTTCTACTTTAGATATTTGTTCTTCTTTTGTACTCATATGTCCGTCCTAACAGGGTACTACCATATATAATGTAAGTTAACTGATTTGCTAAGAAAAGGGAACCCCCACCAATCTACTCATACACAAACTAGTGGGGGGAGGCTCTTGTGTAGGGAGGGTTCACGAAAGAGCCTACCTAACCTGTATCACAATTTAGCCTCTTTTCATATTATTAAGATATTCCTTGTATGGTTGCAACTGTTCTTCTTTAATCAACCCCATTCTAACCATCTGATCTGCCATTGTGCCAAAAATATAGTTCTCACCTACATCTTCTCTATTCTGTATTTTTTTAGCGTTAATCTTTAGCTCGTCAGGTTGATAACCTTTTTGCTGTGTATCATCTCTAAACTCTGGACGTTTAGGAGCAATTTCTTTTGCTGCCTGACCTATTTGTTTAGCTGTGGGCCATGTTCTAGTTTCTAAGTTACCTAACAAAGCTTCCTCAAAATCACTAAACCATTCTGTGTATTGCCTGCTAGGAGCCAACTTAATTACTTTATCCACTAGAAACTGTGCTTCTGTTTTAAGTGCATCTGTGTTGCCCTGAACGGCTCTAGGAGCATTTAACCTAGCTAACAGCTTCATTGTATTATTTCTTAGTTCGTCATTTCTTTGATTATTCATTTTGTTTTTCCTTTTTACCCAGTACATTCGCCATGATTAGCTTGACACAAAATTGCTTCATTATCAAAAATCCAATCACCTTGCCTGTTTACAAAATTACCTATTTCTTCATAGCTTGCTGTTCTATCCACCTGACCCTTAAATCTTTGAAAGTCAGCTTTATCTTCTTTTCCTTTAAAAACCAAGCTTTCTTGTTTAGCCCACCACTTAGCTCTTTCTGGGTATAACTTCCAAAGTGTAGCTAAGTTTCTCTCTGATTTTAAAAAGCATCCGTCACAATTTCCAAAACCTTTAACCACTCGTAAATCAAACTTTTGCTTTCCCCAAAAACTTAAAACATCTTTCTCTGATACGTTTGCATCATTAAGAGGATACCAACACGTTTCTTTACTATCGTCTTTTACTATTGCCCTGTGGCTTTCGTCAGCCCTAATTCCAATAGCGGTTGTCCATTTAGACCATTCCCTTTCTCTGGCATATCTTCTCATAGTATTAACTTTAAGTTCTTTGGTGCAAAATCTTTGGTATGGACTTGGCAATCTTCTGTTATGATTAATTAAAGTTTCAAATGGTTTTCCGTCACGACAAGCGCTATTGTGGCTTACCTTCTTAAATGATGGTTTACCTTCTTTGATTTCGTATTCTAGCCAAGTAATAGGCACATTCCAATGAACGCTGCACTCATTAACAAAGTCTAATGTTTCTGGCATTTCTCTGCCAGTGTTGGCAAACACAACTTCGCAACGATCTGGTAATGATCCATTTGCTTCTAATATTGCATTGAGCATATACCCTGAAGTTCTACCGCCGCTAAAGTTAATTCTAACGTTGCCCTCTGGGAGTATGTACGGATTAGTCATAATTTAATCCTAACTCTTCTAAGGCTTTTTTCATACCATTCATTTCTGGTATTTCTACTACATCTTCCCAGCGCTTTTGACGTAACCATGTTCTTGGATGCGGTATAAATTGTTTCTCTTGGTCTTTCATTGAATTGCCAAAATCTCTTGCCGCTTCTATAATCTTACTAGCATTTGTTTTTTGTAAAGCTGTAAAAAAAGATTGTTTAGCTGCTGCCTTACCTATCTTTCTAGGATAAGTGGTCCAAAACTTATCAAAATTCTTTTCATTTTGATCTATATTATTGGTTTTATTTCCAAGGTTTCTTCTTACAAGGTTATTCATGCGCAGATTTTGCGTATCCCCATGCGCAGATTTTACGCTACCCATACGCAGATTTTGCGTATCGTCTGAGTTCTCAAGAGTTCCAGTAAGTTCCAGTAAGTAACTATTAGCTGTCTTGCCCCCTGTATCTCTGTATTGAGATTTTCTTTTTAACAATCCTAAATCTTCTAAAGCGGTTATTTGTGTCTCTACTGAACGCCTAGACATCTCGCATAGTATAGCCAATCTATTTATGCTGGGGAAGCAATCGCCTGTTTCTGAATTATGGTGATCCGCAATCCAATACAAAACCACTTTTGTAGCTGGCCTTATTCCTTGCTGTTTCATTGCCAGTGCTGTCATATAATGTGACATTTAATTTTTACCTTTCTGTCCAGACAACAATTTGCTATCTTGACGTTATGTGAGAGTGTCGCTTGCCTGTGGCACTATCCTTTTTACCTCAATAAACTTTGGCCCACATTAATTTGTGGGTCATTTTTTATTTATTAGATAGAAAATAATCAGATAACACTTTCACTGTTTCATAATTTACATTGTCTATTGCTCCATCACGCACACGATATACTGTATGACGAGATAAACCAGTAGCATTGCATACTTCCGCTGGACTTTTATTCTTCAGGCCATCCTGAATTTTGCCCAACGATAATAAATCAGGCTGTAGCCATTCATTATATTCTTTTGACACAACGTTCACTTTTTTTTCCTTTTTTTACATTTATAGGTTGCATATAAGATACTAATGTGTATATTGCAAGATACAAAATAAAACAAGAGGTAAAAATGCAAAAAAGAATTAATTATGTTTCTCAGCTATTTATTACAACTGAAGTTTATAAAGTAGCGATTGAAAAAAATCTCATGCCCACTACTTCTAAAGCTATTCTAGATGCTATTGAGCTAGGCATAAAAAAAGCCAACTTTTATGACAACGAAATAGGTCAAATTGCTGACCTAAGTGATATTGTCAACAGCACTGGTAAAGAACTGGTTAAAGCTGGCATAGTCAAAAAGGGAGAGAAATAATGGCTAAATCATTACCAAAAAACCTGTCAAAATATCTCAAAGAAATTGGTATGACAGAAGAAGAGGCAACATGGAAGGTTCATGGAACTCCTGTTCTTTTACATAAAGCCTGTGAAAAAATGGCGTCACTTTATAACATAGTTTTTGATGTACCGACTATGTATGCTCACGACATAAAGGCTAAAGAAGTAGCAATGTGTGTTGTTGGTCATATGGGTGACAAAACAGCATGGGCTACTGGTGAGGTTGCACCGTATAATAATAAAAACAATTACCCATTTGCTATGGCAGAGAAACGTGCCAAGGACAGGGTAATTCTTAAATTACTAGATTTGACAGGTGACGTATACAGTGAAGAAGAAGCTGACGAATTTAAAGAAAGTAAGCCTGCACCAACTAAACTAATGGATTTAGACACATTTGCTAGGGTAGATGCTGCTATAGAGTTTTATGAAACTTGTTCTGCTGAGAAGTTTGAGCAAAACGAAAAGCGGTATAAAAGTTTACTAAACAGCCATGACATTACTGAAAGTGCATTTGAGGCTGTTGTTGAAGCACATGATAAAAGAAAAGTGGAGTTAAAATTATGAAAGTTATTACAATTATCGGGCGTCTTACCAAAGACTGTGAAATTCGTCAGGGTAAGAAAGGGGAGTTTGCAACCTTTTCTGTGGCGGTTAAAGACGGTTACGGACAAAATGAAAAAGCAATCTTCTTTGACATAATGTACTGGAACACAAACTTAAAACCTAGTTTAGTTAAAGGTAAAGAAGTAGCTGTTACTGGTGAGTTCAGCACAAATGAATATAAAGAAAAAACTTACCTAAAAATAAATGCAACTGAAATAAAGCTGTTAGGAAATTCAAATAAAAATCAATCCCAAGGAACAATGAACGTACCTGAAGCTGCTGCTAAAGTAGCTGAGAAAGAAAAAGCACGTTATGCTGAAGGAGAAAAAATAGAAGTTGATTATTCCAGAGATGCTGACTTGGATGACGAAGAAACAACAGAAGAAACGTCTAATGAAACACCGTCACAGGATTTAAACGATGAAATCCCATTCTAAAATTCAAGTTTATGTTAGAGATGGGCAACTATTGCCTGTCTCACAATATGATGGTGAACAGTTGGAAGATGCCAAGCAAGGACAAGCTTATAATTTGCAACCAACAGGAAAGCGGTCAAACCCTCATCACAGTATGTACTGGTCAGTATTAAGAAATGCTTGCAAGTCTACTGGACGCTGGCCTAGTGAGGCACACTTACATAGCGAACTAAAGTGGGCCTGTGGTTATGTCAAAATGCGTTGGAACTCATTAGCCAGCGCTCATATGAGGATTATGGATAGCATATCTTTTGACGATATGAGCCAACAACAATTCAATCAATATTTCGAATTATCAATGCAAAAACTTTCTGAGGCTGTAGGTTATGATGTACTCGAAAGTGTATGAAAACCAACAAGACAAGAAAAATGAAGAAAAACTAGCTGGGCTTTTGGCAGACAAATTTAAGTGTGATATGCTGCCAGAGCCTAAGTTTAGTTATTTTGATTATGTAGCGCACAGAAATAAACGCCCTGTTGCTATGATAGAGATGCGAAAACGAAGTCACGAATATTCTAAGTATCCAACTATAATGATGCCGCTACAAAAACTTACAGCCTATCATGCTATAAAAGGCATAATGAATTTACCATGTTACTTTGTTGTTCAGTGGAAAGATTATGTGGGCTACGCTGACTTTGACGATTTTATCATAGAAGCCGATTATCGTATTAGCGAAATATCACACAACAGAAGAGGTGATTTGCGGCAAGAAATAGTATCTCATTTACCTAAAGAAAAAGTAAAATTAATACATAAGGGAGATTTAATATGAATATCGAAGAACAAATAGAAAGAGATGAATTTTCAGTAAAGTTAAATTTGGCTTTAAAATCTATCTGCCCAACAGAAGGGCCATTTCCTAGAAAGCCAGAAATGCAAGTTAAGAAAAAGATTGTTATCGAAACAAGAGATGGCAATGAGTTTACTGTTGAAGAATACGAAAAACAAAGAGGTGAGATTGATTGGGTAGACAAATTATTATATTTAAAAAACAGAACAAGAATTATTAATTGCTTGGCTAACGAATTTGATAATAATTTACTCAAAAGTAATTGTTGGGATAAAAAAATACACGAAAGAATTGCTCCAAAAGAAAAAAGAATATTGGATTTAAACAACCCAAAACATAGAAAAAAAGTGCGTCAAATAAATACTAGAAAAATTGATAATTTCGGCAAAACTTGCAAACTTGAATTAAATAGATTTTTAAACCAACATTGGCCTTGGGATAATTATGAGTAATTTAACTAACAGACCGCCGCTAGGATTAAAAAAACCTAAAGCTAAAAAAAATCCTATGTTTCTTAAAAATGTACGGCAAATGAAATGTTGCGTATGTCAAAGATTTAGCGAAGTGCAGAACTCACCGACAACAGCACATCACCCAATACATGACAGGCACAGCTTTCGTAAAAGGCCAGATGATGAAGCTATCCCCCTCTGTGAAGGACACCACCAAGGTTTATGGGATAACTCCAAGATTGCTATACACAAAGAACCTAAGTTGTGGCAAGAAACATATGGCCCTGATTGGTCTTACTCTGTCCAAGAAACAGCTAAGTAAAGCACTGGCCCTTTATCTGGGTGACAGTAAACTTTTTGAGCTTCAATACTCGTTACCTGTTTATCATCCAAGATAATACCGTCCATGCCGCTGATACCGTCCTTGGCAATTTTAACAATGTTATCTAAATCAGGTTTGCAGATAGGTTTAATCGCTCCGTATTCTGCTTCCAGCCTTTTGATCTTGGACCATGATTTAGGTATGTCCATAAACGCTACAACTTTTAAATGACAAAACCTACCTGTTGGTTTTAATTTCATTTCTTGCATTTTAGCCCATGCCGCAGCTTGCAATCGTTTTTCATATTCCCTTGTTTTAGTTGGAGTATATGCGTGACCTGTCTTGGTAAACCTTGGCCTACCCTTACCTATTGGTTGTCCAGATATTTCTATCTCAACCTTATGCAAAACTACACTCATAATTCTGCATAAGGTCTTTTCTAAATATTTACAATTATCTCTTACCAAAAAGATGAAAGTCTAACATTTTTGCTAGAGAAGTAACTGGATCTCCTTTTAAGGTTCTTTTTGGTTTAGAAGGTTTTTTAGATTTTTTGACTTTTTTCTCTTTGTCAAAAATTACATCCAAAGCTGATTTAACATCTGCCATACTTCTTTTAGTAGTAACAATGGTTTTTTCATCTTTGTCTAAACCGACCCATTCACCATCGTCATTATCTTGGATGTATCCTTCTCGATATCGCCACATATTAGTGGTGTTTTTTAGTCTTTCCATATTGTCTCCTTTTTACCAATATAATTACATTGTATCATATAAGATACATGATGTCAACCCCCCTTTTTTTGCTCCCCTAAAATTAACTACTTGACAATGTGTATCAGGTGTGATACTATAGTGTTAAAGGTAAAAAGGAAACTAAAATGAAAAAAGATCTTATGCAGTTAGAATGGCAATTTATTTTATTAACTGAGATTAGGCAAGAAATCTCTAAAATTAATAAAGCTGCTGGCGAAACACGTTTCAATCCAGCGTTAACATCTGAGTTGTCTGAACTAATAGGGTTGATGGATGCTGAGTTAATGGATGATCTGAAAAAAGCAGATATTCATAAATATTCCTAAAGGGTGTTGACATTATGTCTCGCAAATGATACACATTATGTATAAGGTAAAAAGGAGATAAAAATGTTTAATATACCTAATCAAAGGCAAATTGTAGCTGGAGTTGAAAAGTTACTTCAAAGCATAAAAGATGATTATGCTAAATTTAATAACAACGAAAATATGCGAAAAGAATTTAATGAAGGCTTAGATTATACTGTAGGCAAAAAGTATATCAAGATTGTTAGATACGGACCTAACAGAAGCTTTCCAAGCGTTTGGGGTTTTGTTGCTATGGAGCCTGATGCACAATTTTTTGAAGGCGATATTCTCATGGCGGCTGGATGGTCAAAGCCAGCTAGAAACCAAGCCAGAGGCAATGTCTTTAGCGGTTACGACATCGAATGGACAGGTCCAAAATATCTAAGATAAGGGGGTTAAAACCCCCTCATTTTTTTTCTAAATAACACTTGCAATGTATCACAAAAGATACTATATTAATTGTATAAGGTAAAAAGGAAAAGCAAATGTTAGACGAAGTAACCACATTCGAATTTAGAAACAAAGATTATTGGGGAGCAAACAACTATTTTTATCGCTGCCTTTATAACAACAAAGAATATAGAGGCATGGTTCACCAAGGTAAAGGTGGCAACATAATGACACTTAACGTCATTCATTGCGGCTCCAATAAAACCTACGGACGCACCCACAAAGTCGGTATGGCTGTCCACAAAGCAATGGCAGATTATGCTAGAGATGTTTTAGGTGCAGCATGAGTAACGTATCAGCTGACATAAATGTTGAACTAAGATTTGCTGGTGACTTCGAAATAGAAGTCATCGCACAACTTGATAGAGATAGAGATGTAAGAACAATATGTTTGTTCTGGACCAACCCTATGACAAAACGCTGGCGCAGAATAAGCGATAGAAACCCAAGGCTTGATGCTTACCTTCGCAAACACTTTGATGACCAAATCAGCGAAGCCATTTCTTTTGCAAATATTGACACTGACGACACAGAGTATGATTTGTCAAAGGATAGTTACTAATGGATGAAGAGTGCGACTGCTACGGTTGCGTCACCATGCGTAAACCCTGCATCAATGAAGTTTTTGGAACTAGAAAATTAAACAAAGCGGAGGAAGCAGAATATAAATTCTTAAGACGAGAATACGATAAATGGTACGATGAAGTAACTCGACTTGATAAAAACCCAAGTGCAAAAGTTAATCTTTGGGTAGCAAAAAAAGAACTAACAAAGTTCACAACTAAAAAGAGGAAAGAAGGAGTAAACATATGATAGATCAACGTTTAGTGTTGGCTAAAGAATTAGGCCGTATGCCGACTGAAGCTGAAATTGGTGAAAGAATGAAAGAAATAATATCTTCTCATAGTAAATTAAATCATCAAACAAAAATAAACAAAGTGATGAACAATCAAATCCAAAAAGTAAAAGAAGAGGCTAATAAGCACCGTAGGCAAACAAGCATACAGGCTTCACCAAGAGTGCGAACAATTAATATTTTGATGCACTATAGCCTAAATGCAAAACAGATTGCTAACGCTTTAAATCTAACTGTTAGAACGGTTAGAGATACAGTTCACCGCTACAAATTACCTAGAGAAGAGGTAAAGCCAATTAAAGGTAAATGTGGTCACAAAGATATAGTGGGGATATAGCATGGAATATTTTACCATGCTTACTATCGTTTACGTTATGGGTGGTCAGCCACTAGAAGCAAAGATATTGTTTGCTAGTGAGGACGATTGCTGGAACGTACTGCTAGACACTAACACAATCTATGACCATATTAATGGCGAAGCTGGTTTCTGTGAAGTGTCAGACTACCCATCTAAAGTTGTTAAACCAAAAATTAGACCTTGGTAATTACAACCAAGCTTTTACACTAAAACAAGGGCAGGCTTTTGACGCATATTCGTTATGGCCTGTTACTTTTGTAATAGATGGAAACTGTTTTTTGTAATCCTCTATTAGCTGTCGTAATGATGCTTCCTGTTCTGGCGTAAAATTGTCAGAAAACTCTCCATCAGCAATGCCGCCTCTGCCACCTACTAAGCTTACACCTATAGTAGTTTTGTTTCTACCACCTACATGAGCGCCAGATCTCTCTACAGGCCGTCCGTAGCCCACTGCGCCATCTCTATGGATTACAGCATGGTAGCCTATATCAGACCACTTACGCTCATCAACGTGCCATCTACGGATCTCTGCAACGACATCATCAACAGAATTGTTTTGCATCCAACTAGGATTAGTTGCCGTAGCGTGAATTATTATTTCGTCTATATCTCTCATTTTTATCTCCTAAAGAATTTAGTAGCAGAACGCACAGCGAAGCTACTGGCTACGATAACGCCCAAGGTATACTGATACCACTCAGGCATACTTTCCAACGCTACAAAGCCCTCTGCAACGATCTGACGCCCTTT